GGAGACGGTAGCCCTCGTACAGGTCGCCGCGACGCCGATTACGGCCAGCGACACGGTCACGAGCACGCTGACAGAGGTCTCGGGCCTCAATATCTCGCTCATCACAGCCGATACGATTTCGGTCAGTGCGACGGACACGTCGAGTCTGTCGACCTCGACTCAGTCGGTGGTCACGGCCGACACAGTCTCCGCGACCCTGACAGAAGCCTCGCTGCTGAGCATTTTCAGCGGTGTCCTGCAGTTTCAGAGCACTGACGCCGTGACAGTCACGATCGATGAGGTCTCGGAACTCGAGATGCTTGTCGACACGCGACCCTTTGCTATCCGTATTACGCCCTTGCGGGCCTGGATTCGCATCACCCCGATATGAGTAAAGACGGCATCCAAGTCAACGTCGACTGCGCGTTCTACTACGTCGCGAAATTCAATGGCGACGTGGACCCCAAACCTGCGGGCATCAGTGACTACGAATCACTCGTCCGCGACCTGCTCAACCCTCATTGTGTGGAACTCGTTGTCGGCGGCGCAGACCGCCCGACCCAAGTCTGGAGAAAGTAATGGGCCTCACGACCGCCGCCGCCACCGAAATCGCCAAATGTGCTATCAACGACACGCCGACCTACATCAACGCGTCCAACGCGTATCTAGGTGTCGGTGACTCGACGACCGCCTTCTCGGCCGCACAAACCGACTTGCAGGCCAGCACGAATAAGGTGCGTATCGGCATGGATGCGGCCTATCCGTCGCGTTCGGGCGCCGCGGTGACCTTCCGTAGCACCTTCAGCACCAGTCAGGCCAATTTCGCCTGGCAGGAGTGGGGCACCTTCAATGCCGCCGCCAGCGGGGTGATGTGGCAGAGAAAAGTGGAGTCTTTGGGCACAAAAACTAACACGCAAGCTTGGCAGTTGACTGTAACATTGACCTTTGCCGCTGCATAAATAGGCATTTCCTTAGATTGATGTTATGATCTTGCTCCCTAAGCGGAGCAAGTTATGCCGAGAAAACAGAAGACGGTCGATCGCAAGATTCTGGATAACAGCACGCCTGATCCGAAGACCGGCTGCTGGGTGTGGAATCACAAGAAGATGTTGAGTCGCTACGGGCGACCTCGAATTTGCCAGGACGGCAAATGGATGATCGCGGCCCGCGCCGCATACGAGCACTGGATAGGCCCCATCCCGAAAGACATGGTGGCCTGCCACAAATGTGACAACGGTCTATGTGTGAACCCGAATCACCTATTTGTGGGGACGCAGCAGGAGAACGTTCGCGACTGCATTCAGAAGGGACGGTTCAAATGGAGTGGCTTCACGGGCACCCATTGCCCACGCGGCCACGAACTTACGCCCGAGAATCTGATTGATTACACCGAACCCAACGGTCGCACAAAACATCGCCGCTGCCGGGCCTGCTTCAATGCCGCTCAGCGGGCACGCACTGCGCGATTGAGTACGAAGAAACCGCCTATGCAGCCTCCCGTCGAGATCGCAGCGAAGATGGTCGGCGGTGAATGTAAGCGTGGCCATGAGTTCACCGATGCCAATACTCAATGGCGTTTCGAGAAAGGCTATTGGAAACGAGCGTGTAAAGCATGTCGGGCGGAGACGGCCTATCGCGCATATCGCGCCAAGAACGGATTGGAGAGCGACGGTGATCCCAAGAAGCGCTATCGGTATGGGACTTGAATGCTGACCATCCTGGAGCAGTCCCGTCAGAAGTTCGCCGTGAGCTTCAAAGACGAGCGCTATGAATCGTTCATGCCGGTGACGATTCGCTATCGCCTGGATGACGTGACTGTCCCCGAGCAAGTGACTCCAGTGCTCGATTGGCAAACCACCACGCCTGATAGCTCCATCGAGATCACGATCCCGGCAGGGGCGAACGCCATCCTGAATGACCGCAATCCCTACGAGACCCGGATCCTGACCATCCAGAGCGATTACGGCACAGACAACCAGCTCTCCCAGGAATTGAGCTATCGCATTCGCAACATGCAGGGCGTCCAATGAATAAGCTTGCAGACGAGTTGCGAAATTCGGCTGTGGAGATGCGCCGCGTATTGGAGTGGTTACAAGGAAAGCAGGTGCTCACTGAGCCAGATCATTCTCGGATCAGCGATGTTGTTGAAACGGCTAAGGTTGTGATTGACCGATTCGACACCTTTGAATCCGAGATTTGATTCAAACGTATTCAAATTTAATCAAATGGGCACTCGCGGCGGTAAACGAAAGGGCGCAGGACGTCCCAAGAGCGCCGACACGCCGATCGGGAAGCTTCGCCAAGAGCTGACTATGCGGGCACTCAAGGAAGGCACCACGCCCCTTGAGGTGATGCTGGAAGCGATGCGGGAAGCCTACGAGCAAGGGGGTGCAGCAGCAGCCATGCCCTATGCCAAGGAGGCAGCGCCTTATTTGCACCCCAAGCTCTCTTCAGTCGACGCAAAGGTAGACGGTGTCATCGGTCAATACGCAGCGCAGCCCATTCCTGTCGAGCAGCGCGACAGTGATTCCGTGGCGAGCCCAGCCGGGACCCCAGCTAACGGCCATTCGCCGGGACACGGTTGATGAACTGCTTTATGGCGGTGCGGTATTCGGCGGCAAGAGTGACTTTCTACTGGGGGATTTCGCGCAGGATATTCCGCGGCCTTACGGTCAGCATTGGCACGGCATCCTCTTTCGCAAGAACTACCCCCAGCTCGAGGACCTGATCAGCCGCAGCAAGGAGATCTACCCAAACTGGTTTCCGGGGGTCAGTTGGAGCAATCAGACCAAGACCTGGACCTGGCCTAACTGTGCGACCCTGAAGATGCGCTTCATGGAGTCGGACGACGACTGGATGGAGTATTGGGGCCACGCCTATACGTGGATCGGCTGGGATGAGATTGCGTTGTGGGCGAGCATGACGCCGTATCTGCGCATGAAAGCCCGGCTTCGTAGTGCCTCGGCGAACATTCCGAACAAGCGTATTCGAGCCAGTGCGAACCCAGGCGGGCCTGGCCACCACAACGTGCGCGCCTATTGGAAGATCGACGAGTACCCATTGGGTGGGCATGTATTCGTGCCGAATGACGGATCGGGCATGAAGCGCTTGTTCATCAAAGCGCGCTTGCAGGACAACAAAATCGGGATTGCAAATGATCCCGGCTATGAGAATCGCCTGGAGGGTGCGGGATCACCGAACTTCGTGCGAGCCATCAAGGAAGGCGATTGGTCGGTGATCGAAGGGGCATTCTTCCCCGAATTCAATCCCGACAAACACGTCATTGAGCCGCTGAGTCTGCCGGCAAAGTGGACACGGTTTCGCGCAATGGACTGGGGGTCAGCCGAACCCTTCAGTGTGGGCTGGTATGCCGTTTCGGATGGTGAATTGCCCCAGTTCCCACGCGGGGCACTCATCAAGTATCGCGAGTGGTACGGCATGAAGGATGGCCAGCCGAACGTGGGTTTAAAGCTGGACGCAGAACAACTAGGGGAGGGCATACGCAGCCGCGAGCAGGGCGATCAAATCGCCTATGGCGTGCTAGACCCTTCGGCCTTTGCAGTCAATGGTGGCCCCAGTATCGCTTCACGCATGGCGCCAGTGATCTGGCGGCCTGCGGACAATAAACGGGTGCCGGAACGCGGCGCCATGGGCGGCTGGGATCAGCTGCGCGCTCGACTACGGGGTCAGGATGGCAAGCCGATGCTGTACTTCTTCAAGACCTGCATCCATACCATTCGAACTATCCCCATGCTGCAGCACGATTCAAAACGTCCCGAGGATGTGGATACGCATATGGAAGACCACGCCGGGGATGAGACGCGTTATGCGTGTATGTCCCGACCGTGGGTGGCCAAGGGCGCTTCGAAAGAGCACCAGCCGAAAGACTCCTACTCCCGACTCTTTGAGGAACCCGAGACCCGAGCATGGCGAACCGCGTGAGATATGCAATCGATGCGGAGTTCATTGATACGCCCACCTGCTCAGCGCTCATCAGTTTTGCGATCGTGCGAGAGGATGGAGCACACCGGTATTTCGAGTTCGACTATCCGGCGCACGAGATCACGCCGTGGCTGCTTGAGAATGTACTGCCGCAGCTAGGTACATCACGGACCACCTTCTCACTGGCTGCTCACAGCATTCAAGGGTTCATCGGGAGCGATAGCCCTGAATTCTGGTGCTACTACGGCGCCTATGACTGGTACTGGTTCTGCCGTCTCTGGGGCGGCTTCATGAATATGCCCAAGGGCTGGCCGATCCTGTTCAAGGAGTTTGCCGAGATCAAGACGGGAATACTCAATGTTGCGGGGGAAGAGCATCACGCCCTGAACGATGCGCGCTCACTCATGGCAGCGATGATCGAACATGGCCGCGCGTAAGAAAGCCAAAAAGCTCGACGCCAGCAATCCGGATGTCGGCGCTTCGGGTGCCGGCGATGGCGACCCGATCGAAGGCGATCAGCAGCTCGCGCGCTTCGTCCACCAGTTCAATCTCTCGGCCGACACCACGCGGGATGCGCGCAAGCAGGCGCAGATCCACCGCGACTACTACGACGGCAAGCAGTGGTCGGACGATGAGGTCGAGATTCTGTGCAGACGCGGTCAGCCGGCCATTACCGACAACCGCATCAAGGACAAGATCGAGTATCTGCTAGGCCTGGAGCGACAGACACGCACCGATCCGAAGGCGTTTCCCCGTACGCCCCAGGATGATCCCGGCGCGGATGCAGCGACAGATGCGCTGCGCTACGTTGCAGACTGCAGCAACTTCTCACAGATCAAGTCAGCCGTCTTCGAGAATATGACGGTCGAGGGCTTCGGCGGTGCCGAGGTCATCGTGGATAACAACCAGACCTACGGCAAGAGCGGGAACAAGAAGGTCCACATCCGCTACATCCGCTGGGACCGGCTGTATTACGACGGCCACTCGCTGCTGCGTGATTTCAGTGATTCGCGCTATCAGGGCATTGTCAAATGGATGGATCTGGACGAGGCGAAAGTCACCTATCCCAAGATCGGTAGCGCATTCGATCTCTTCACGAGCCAGAGCTTTACCCAGCCGACTGACACGTACGATGATCGACCCCGCTGGTTTGACCGCGGCCGCAAGCGCGTGCAGATCCTCGAGCACTACTACAAGGAGGGCGATGGCTGGTACCGTGTGGTGTTCTCCCGAGTAGGAATCATCGAAGGCCCGCAGAAAAGCGTCTACATTGATGCGGAGACTGGTAAGCCCGAGTGCCCGCTGAT